TGTAGTTTGACCTTCAGTATAAGTCTGAAACTCGGACTCATAACGCTCTTTATCTTGTTCAGCCTTCTTAGTATAAACAGCTTTTTGCTTATCATTCAACGCCTTCCAATCTTCACCAACTTTACGACCAATATCAGCAAAAGTCGCTTCTGGATTATCAGTCTTAATCTTATTACGATGCTCTTTAGAGAACATCATAAAAGCTGACATGCCTTTTTTCGGCGCCAAGGGATCACGAACTTTTTTAGTCTTTGTACTAGATGCAGGGAGTTTAAAAGCAACAGTACTCATAAAAATACTCTTCTTCTCAGCTTCCTTAGAATCTTCAACATACATCAACTTCTTTTGGTCTTCACTATCCTTCTTAACAAGCTTCTTCTTGAAGGAAAGAACTTCCTCCTTTTCAACATATTCTGCAGCTGCCGCTTTAGCAGTCTTTTCACTCAAGTAAGCACCGAAAACTTCGGAACCCGAAACACTTTCAACAGTAAGAACATAGAGACTCATTTTATATTGTTTGATATATAATTTCTTTTGTTTTTAAATCAAATTCAATTTTTTATTAATTTGTATATGAATAACCACTTGTATTTATTTATTTATTTATTTATTTAAATCCACCAAGAACATATCATATATTCTCTTATAATAATTTCTTACTGTTTCTGGTATAGACTCATTACCCCATATTTCTGCATCTTTTTCAAAATTATCTCTTATAAATATATAATCCATTTTAGCTTTCGAATTCGCCGTCATAATCTTATTATCTAATGCCTTTTTATATTTTCTCAATAATATATCCTTTTTTAAATCCTTCACATTTAATGGCCAATCACACTCCATTAAATAATTAGACTCTTGTTTACACAATGCATTAAATGTTCTCTTGAACACAAAAAACCTATTTAAATAGGATACACCCTTCTCTATACTATTTAACCTTGAATTCTCATCTAATTCATTAAACATCTTACTTTCAATTAACTCGTAACCACGCGATTTCATAATATTAACAAACTTATCAAAATAAACTACATATTCATCCATCGGTTTATCTAATACTGTATCCTTCAAATACACACCAATCTTATTACCAAATATGTCATCCGTTAATGGTTTATAAACATTTATATTAAACTTGACATCCTTCTTATCCATTAATGTATATTCCCCATTCTTTAATACCCTTTTCAAACTTTCACCATCAAACATTGCTCCCATAAAATAACCTCCATCTTTCAAATTATTATCTATACTCTTCATAATCGTATTGAACGTTTCCTCTGTTTCAAAAAAATAATGAAAAGCAAACATACTCGTTACAACATCACAATCTTTATTTCCTTCAATCACATTCTTTGATAAATCCTTCACATGTACTTCAACTTTTGTGTTAATAGGCATTTTATATTCCCTTACACGTCTTTGTGCTTCTAATACTGACTTCTCATCAATATCATACCCAACTACATATTTTATATTATTTGATACCCACTTATCTAAATCACCTCCTTTACCACATGCTAAATCCAATAATTTATCAATGTTCTTCGTATACTTATCATACAATTGACGTTTCACATTATTATGAAAACGTCTCATATTGTAAAAATACGAATTGGCTCTCTGTGTCCTACTTTGATACATCTTAATACTTTATATATACTAATACAATAAAATCAATAATCAAAATAAATTCAATTAATTTTATAATTCCAATAATTATAAAATTCATGTTAAAATTCACATAGTTAATTCTTATTTATTCCACGCTGGATTTGTAACAGTTACCTTGTAATTCTTATTAGCATACTCTACAAAGGTAGAGAATTTATGTAAATTTAAAACGTTATTGTTAAAAACATTTTGTACTTCTGCAATAGTACTCTCAATAACAGCTTGTCTTCCACCTAATGTATCTGGAACGGTACAAGCATTGTAAACTCTTTGGTCAAAAGACCCTGAGGTAAAAATAAATTCGTAATTAAATGAGGACATATTGTATATTATAACTCACGAAAATAAATTTCTAAAATAAACCTTAAAAAAAAAAATAAATAAGTATATTCACATGAAAACTTTATATATCACACATATCCACCAAATATTATTGATTATCTAGACTTTTATAAATGCATATTAAATCCATCTTAAAAAGGTAGAAATAAAGTGATCTCTAGAGAGACGGTTAGATGTTATATATTCCAATAAGGTATTCTTTAATAATCTTAATCATCTAATAATCATAATCTTCCTCACGTTGTTTTTCATATTCAGATTCTGATTCTAGTTCAATAGTTTCATAATATTCCTTAAACTCATTCCATATCTCATTTTGATCCTCAATGTAATAACTATTGTAATTAACATTAGTTATCCAATCGTACCATGCCTCGTACATTTGGTTATCCATCTCAGCCATTTCTTGTCTTACATTATACATTTGTTCTTGAATTCGACTAACTATAACCTTCAAACGTTGCTTATTTTCATCTGATAACTTTTCATTCATATATTTTTCCATAGCACAAACACACTCGTCATACACTAACAATGGTTCACCTGTCAAATCCTCAAAATATTCTACAATATAATCAAAATCTTTCTTCTTATTAATCAGTTGATTGTTCTTGTATACCAAATCTCCATTCTTAATCAATTCATCAAATTCATCAATATACTCAATTTTATATATTTCAAATACCATCTTCACAATATTAACATTACTCTCCTTAATAGCGCAATCAATCAAATTCATTTTTAACTTGCTATCAATTTTCAACAACTCTTTAAAATATTCCAAGTTCTCATTCTTCAAAATTTCACTCAAAATGACTTCACTATTATAACTAATACATCTCATAATAACTGACTCATACACATCACGTGTATTAATATTCTCAATAACTTTTATACTATTCTCAATCGTATCAAGCTGATAATTAATAAGCGGATAAAATGAATACATCTTAAACTATTTATGTATTTAACGAAGTTTGTGTAATTAAATCAATTTTTAGTTAATTCTTTCGTTAATTTCTTTTTTCATTTCTTTAATTTTCTCAAAACTTCCCTAGCAATTCTCATACCCATATTTATAAATGGAATATTTGAAAACTCAAAATGAATACCACCATACACTCTTGACCTACCCGCCTCATATGCCGCATCATAAAAACTATCAAACTTTCTCGTCACATTCTTTAACGTTAAACTAAATTGCTTTTTACCAAAAAATGATGTCAATACTTCAGAACCAGCACCACTAAATGCACTATGACCACTACCATACTCCGGAAAAGGTGGAGTTTTTAATAAAGGCTCCCAAGGATCATCTGTTTTATTAAATACCATATTCGGCCTCCACGTATTATAATAATACTTGTTATACCATACACTTATTGCTGTATCAAATAACGCATCGTTTAATGTACTAAAAACATACAATCTATCCAATAAATTATGCTTATCTTCAACCATCTTTTGAGCTATTAAATTCCATACACCAGGTGGTGTACATGTACCCTTACCAGCTTCCCAAAAAAATGCACTCTCAGTTTGGTCATCTGTACGTTTATTTGAATTCTTATCACCTACCCTAAACGTCTCACTATACGATTTTCTTAAATAATAGTCAGTCATTTTAGGTGGAGAAGGCATCAAATATTTTTTAGTTGAATTTATAACAACTGGTTCTAACTCACCAAATCTAGGTAACAGTGGTGTACCATACCATTTTCCAATCTCTTTTTTAATTGAGATTTCACTTGAATTAAAAAATTTAGTGTCTACATCTCTCCCCTTTAATATATACTTTGCTCTATTAACACCTACTTTATTATACCTCTTAAATAATTTATACGTCTTGAAATCATTAATAGGATACCTCACAGTTATGTTATGACTAGGAAATAACTTTTTAATAACTTCATCTGCCGCTCCATTGACAGCATATTCCCTATATAACTCATTATCTGTTATTTGAGCAGTCTCCAAATACGTTTCCAACATACTCTTGTATAAAATCGATAAACTACGTGATACTAATGGTGGAGTTAATGCATCCATCTCAATTATCTTAATCACATGCTTATTCCACTCAACATCTATCATACCATAACAACTTTGCGCAAACATAAACGCAAACACAAATATATTTAACATCTATCAAAACGAGTTTTTGTCTTTAAATTTAAAATTTAAATTCAACTTTTAATTACAAATGGTCTTAAACTATTACCAACTACAAATAAACTACTAAATGACATCATTAACCCAGCACACATAGGACTTATATTCCATGGATAAAATACACCAGCAGCTAAAGGTATACCTATAATATTATATCCCATAGCCCACCCTAAATTTATATATATTCTTTTCATAACTTTATCTGATAATTTCTTCAAATATAATACATCCTGTATATCAGATTTCATCAACACAACCGACGCAGACGATAACGCTAAATCAGAACCATGTCTCATAGCTATTCCAATATCTGCTTGAGATAATGCTATACTATCATTCCCACCATCCCCAACCATAGCTACAATCTTTTTTGACATTTTAATATAACCATCTCTAGACCACCAACGTCTTTTTATATTAGCACATCCACTACTTTGTATAGCTTCTATTATTTCAGATTTCGCTTCTGGTAATACATTGGATAATACTTGAGTTTCATCTATACCTACACTTTTTGATACCTTTTTTGCATTAAATTCATTGTCACCACTTACCATCCAAACATCTATACCCATCTCCTTAAAATTATTTACAACATCTCTAGATTCAGGTCTTATAATATCACTTATAGCAAACATAGCTACTATCGTATGATTAATAGACTGAACAACTATACTATATCCTAGATAATGCCATCTACTTACTACATCTTTCATTCTATCAGTATATTCTTCTTTGTTTAACCAATTTATACTTCCTAACTTGTGCTTATCACCATTTATATCACATTCTACACCCTTTCCATTATATACTTTTTCATTTGAAGAAATATATGTCCTATATTTATGTGTATATTCAACTAAACACTTGGAAATAGGATGATTAGAAATATTAGCTAAGGTTTTTGTATACGACAATACATCAATATTATCATCTAATAGAATATAATCTATAACATTCATTTTACCATATGTTAAAGTACCTGTTTTATCAAATACTATCGCCTTTATTTTAGACATCTTTTCAATGGTATCAGCACCATTCTTTATTAATATACTTTTTTTCATTGCTACTCCACTTCCAACCATTATTACCATCGGTGTAGCTAACCCCAATGCACACGGGCAAGCTACTATTATTACAGATATCGATGAATATAAAGCAAATGTAATAAATGTAAAACCATCTGGTATATTAACTAACCCCATTCTACCAATAATTAACCAAACTATAAAATCAACTACTGCTAAACCAATCACAACATACACAAACCATTTACATATAAAATCCGTTGTCGATTGAAAACTTGTTTTATTACTTTGTGCATTTTCAACTAATGATACCATTCTATTCACTAATGTATTATCCCCCGTCTCTAATGCTTTTATATATACAGTATTTGATATATTAATAGTACCCGCATATACTTTAGCATCTACGTCTTTTACAACTGATTCAAATTCTCCTGTTAACATTGACTCATCTACAAATGTATTATATAATACAATTTTACCATCACATGGTATTTTTTCATTCGGTTTTACTTTAATTATATCACCTATACATATCAAATTCTCATTAATTTCTTCAGTTTCTGATAAATTATTCAAATCTTTAACAAGAAAAACTTCACTACTTTCATTTGATACAATATTATTCATAATTTTCGCAGCCCGTATTTTACCCTTTAACTCTAAAAATTTACCTACATAAACAAACATAAATATAAATACAGATGTTTCAAAAAATACATTATGACTTGATTTAGATATTAATAAATTCAAATATACCATCCATATACTCAAAATATACGCTAAACTTGTACTTAAAATAATAAGTGTTTCCATATTAAAATTTGTATTATATCTAATTTGTTTCCATACATTCTTATAAAATTTATATCCAATTCCAAACTGCATAGGCGTCGACAACACAAACATATAAATAGTCGAAAATGATAATCCTGGATAAACATCTTTTTTATACCCTTCTACATCATATATCATTAATACCATTCCTATCGCTGCTAATATACCTAATACCATTACAATTATAACACGTATTTTTAATGTTTTTCTCTCTATTTCCAATTTTTCTAATACTTTTATTTCTCTTGAATCGTCTTTCGTCAAAAAAGCATTAAAACCTAAATTCTTTATCCTAAATAAAATTTCTCTTGTATTAATTTTACTCGTATTATACTCAACTTGAGCCTTACCTATTATTAAATTAACTTTTATACTTTTAATACCATCTATTTTCCCTATACTATCCTCTATAGATGCGGAACATGAAGCACATGTCATACCATTTATAGTTATATTAACTAACTCATACACTTGTGTTAATTCAATATCAATTATCATCTCATTATCAATTATCATCTAGGTATTATAATTGATAAATCACAACTTTTTGTCATTTTTTTTTAAGATCTCACTCATCATTGAGCACTCTTCATCCTCGATTACGAGTTCGATTCTTATGACTAGACAACGGAACAGCAACAGTTGAAGTACTGTTATGGTTTTTGAAGTTAAGTCTTACACGAAAACGTCCATGATGAACGTTTACTTGACCATGTTCTAATTCAACCGTATGAACTTGAGTTTCGTTTCTTACTTCAACTGGTTCAGTAACTTTAATATCCTCTACCGGTACAGCAATAACATTCTTAGTTAATATAATAGCAGCAATTGTAAGCATAAAATTAACTTTCATTTACTTTATACTTTGTATACTCTTTTATCTTTAAATAAATGTACTTTCTACCTTTTTAGGCGTCTTCAAGTGCAAGAGTTCGGAGTGTCCTATTTCTTTTTCTAAAAAAAAAAATATTAATTATGGGTTAGTATTGTATTCACTATCTATTTATTACCACCACCTCTGGTATGGAGCTTAAATTTATGGTTTAGTATACCAAATAACTTCACCACCCATTTGTTGATAATCCTTGAACATATCATTTTCATAAGAATGAATTACTACAGATAAATCTACCATAGATAAAGCATCTTTTAATTTTTCTTCACTGATAAAGTTAATATCATCATATGGATATAACTGTTCAACATATGGATCATATACAACTACATTCTTCTTATCCTTTAATTGTTTGAATAAATTAAAGCCTGGTGAATTTGTCAACAAACTTTCACCTTTCTTAAAACCTAAACCACAAATCAAAATATTATTTTTATCTTTATATTCTGTTAAAATATTAAATGCCTTCTGTTTAGGTCTCGCATTCATCATCTCTGTTGAAAATTTTAATACTGGTAAATTACCATTCTTAAACAAATAATATGGATTTACAGGAATACAATGACCCCCAACACCAACACCTGGATAAAATGGCATGAATCCAAATGGTTTTGACGCAGATGCATCAATCATTTCATAACAATTAATATTATGCTGACTACACATATCTGCAATCTCATTAACATATGCAATATTTACCATTCTAAAACAATTCTCGTATAATTTACACATCTCAGCACATTCACTTGTTGAAACAGGAACTGTATTTTTTATTACTTTTGAATAAATCTTTTTGATTTTGTCCGATGAATCTTTATCAATACCAGAAATAATTTTAGGAATATCCTCCATTTTTGGTTCAGTACGACCAGGATCCACTCGTTCTGGTGAAAATCCAACAAATACACCTTTATCACGAAATTCTCCAAAAATATCCCTTGTTGCCCCAACATAAACTGAACTTTCAACAACTACCAAAGCACCTTGTTTTACTATATCTTTAATCGATTCTTTGACACTATATAAATATGACATGTCAATTTCACCATTTTTAACAAGTGTAGGTACAGAAACCAAAAACGCATCACAATCTTCTAAATCTAAATACGTCGATTGCAACTTAATATTTTTGTGTTGCTTAAATTTCGTTTTCAAAAATTCGACACGTTTATCATTCAAATCAACCCCAATAACTTTATAACCATTCTTAAATGTATCTACCAAATGTTCACCCACATATCCAACTCCAATAACACAAACTTTTAATCCATTTGAATACATATTTATTATTAAATATTTAATATAAATTATTTATAATATGATTTCATTTTTTTTAATTTAATCAAAAAAAGGTCCACAAGGGACCTAATATATATTTACCACACGAAGTTTCTCTGAGACCATCAGTCTTTTTGCAGAGCATTCCTTACACTACCTCCACTTGAGAAAAAGATCTTTATTGTGAATCTTCAGCAGAGCAAGAGGCTTTGGATGTACTTTTACGTTCATGTAAAATATCTATCTCTAATTCATTAGAACACTTCTTTAACTTTCTACATACAAATTCAACACTACAAGTCACCACTACAAATCCTACAAATGATATCCACCCAACAAATGCAATCAAGTAACGCTTATTTGAAATATTAAATACATGATTCTTATAAATAGTATAAGCAAATCCACCTGTCATTATAGATACCCAAATAATAAAACTCCAATAAGTACTTAACCAATTAACTGTTTTACCACGAGTACCCCAACTCATATCCCATAATGTTACTAACGCTGTAATCTTTGCTGGAATAATCATAAAGAAATATACAAATGAGTATAAATAAAAGAATAAGAACCTGATATTTTTAGTTTTAATAACACCATATAAACTTTTTACTATACCAATAACAACTGTAATAAGAATAGCAATGCTTTGTTGATAAATAGAACCGAAATACATTAAATAAATACTCCAATACATTAGCAAAAAGAAATATAATACATTATACAAAAGTTCATAGCACATCCATAGTGGATGAAGATGAACACTCTGCATATTAAACAAAAATTCTCTGAAATAAGACTTACTCCATCGTGTTTGTTGTCTTAAATATTGAGACCAATTGGAAGGAGTATCAGTATACCCCTTCGCATATTTGGTATATATAACCTTTTTACCTTTCAATAAAATACGATTTGTTAAATGACGATCATCGCCAAAAGTACACCTTTGACCTAGAAATGTTTGATTATACCATTCATCTATAATTTCTTTTAATATATCCACTTTATAACACGCCATTGGCCCAGCAACACACATGACCGTACGCCAAAAAGATTCGCACGCGCGCTCCAAATTAAAAGAAAACCAATATCTATAGGCTACAATATGAGAAAGTAAAGATTCAGATGTGTTCCAAATACCAATTTGACCAGCCACTGCTCCAACATCTTCATGATGACATTGATATGTTAACTCCTTGATAGCTGATTTATTAAGAATTGTATCTGAATCAGTTGTAACAATAACTTTAATATTTGGATCTTGCATCAACAATTTAAATCCAGTATATAATCCCTCGCGCTTTCCATGATGCGGTTGCATAATACATATATCGTTCTTACCATAAATTGAATAATCAATTTCTTTACGGTCACTAAATAAATAATCAATTTTAATAACATTGTTATTCATAACTTCTTTATAAATATCCGCCATATACTGATCAGTCTCACTATTACCATCAATCACAAACACTATACGATGAATATTTTGATAATCACTATTTTTAATCGACTCCAAACAACGTCGCAATAAATCTTTCTCCTCATTATAACCTACTACAACTAACCCAACACCATATTCTCTCCAATTAAGATCTCTAGTCTCAACATCTTTTTTAATATTTCTACTATTAATCTCTCCAAAAATAATTTGAAGAATCAAATATACCAAACTATAAATACCATAAATACTAATTGCAAAATCTGTAATAGCTTCTAAACGAATATGTAATACATACCCTACTACAGCTGGTGTAAGCAAAATTAAAACAATGATAATAGAAAATGTACTTTTTATAAACTCAGGAAACATATTGTTTCCTTTTATTGTTTACTTATGTCCTTTATTGTTTACTTGTAAATCATCATTTATTTCACTTTTTTTTGTTCTTTAATAATAAATTAATATATAATCCATAATCAATAATCATTCTTCTCCATCAAATGTAACTGTTATAATACGGGGTGCGCAAAATAAGGAACA